CCCAACAGCCTCACTAGTAGACTTAATGTCAATTCCATAATCAAATGGGGAGTTTTCAATATCTGCCACTAAATCTTTTTTAGTAGCATGGCTGGTCCCCATAGGGCTATTTGTATCTGGGTCTATGTAATACCACCCAGAATTTTCATAACCATACTCATTTGCTTCTTTTCTTGTAAGTTTTACTGCATTACTTTTAATTAATTGACTCATTAAACTTGGAGTTGATGACCCAATTGGGGCGCTAGCATCATCAGATATTCCAGCTAGCTTCTTAAGTATATTTAACTCTTCAGCGTATCCTTTTGAACCCATTGATCTTGCAGTTTCTGTGTCAAGAATAGAATCCATTGTTCCTTTAAAGTTTCTATAAACCTCACTGACATTAACCAAATCTTCATCTGGAACTTGATTCCACAAAGCTTGATGTTTTTCTTCCATGTTCGCTAAAACAGCTTCAGTTTGTATTTCTTGGGCAAGGTTTGCATCTTCTAGGGATTCGTACTTAGTGCCTTTTGATTCAAGAATATCCTCAGTAGTCTGCCTAGCGTTATCCAGCATCATTTCAGCATCAGACTCTTCAGCAGCAACTCTCATCTGAAGCCATTTGTTTAAACTTTCTTCAGATCCGTTTTTTTGAATTTCACTCAAAGAATTAGATAGGAATTCAAGAGCATCTCGATCCATGTCTCTCATTTCTGCATTAAAACCTTGAGCCTTTCTTCCCTTCTCCCAAGCAAGCAAACCTCTATCTCCAGTTAAAGCTCCAAGTGTACCAGGGAACTTCTGACCACTTGCTGCCCACTCTCGAACCTTAGCTATAACCGCATCCCTATCAGAAGAATGAAGAAGTATGTTTTCAAGAGCCATAAATTCCTGCCCCTCCCTGCCAACTATTTTTAGAAGTTCATCTTGCTTTCTTATTCTAAAGTCCTTAACACCTTTGTAAGCAGCAAAGCTAGTAGGCACAAGAAGGGACGCAATTGTCATTGCAAGCGGGTCACCATTTGTCGCCAAGCCAACTGAAGTTGCAGAAAGAGAAGATAATGCTGCAAACTTAGCTTCGGCTTTTATTCCCTCTTTACTTGCCGCAATAACAGCAGCTTTACTTGCGCCAGTTCTTGTAGGAACAGTTGGCGCTGTGGTTGTTATTTTTTTAAGATCGTCTAGACTTCTGGGTATAAGTCTTCCTTCTGCAAAGAAAGGATTGATACCAGCCTTTTGTGCAATAGGCAAAAATTGTCTAGCGCTTTCTAGTGACCTCATACCACCAAAGGCCATAAGTCCAGCGCCTGTAGTAGCAGCACTTGCTATTTCTAGACCAAATTCAAAAGGCGCTATTGATTGTCGTTGTTCTGCTGTTAAAGGGTTGTCACTAAAGCTAAGGTCTTCAGCTTTTATTTCATCACCAAAAAGACCCTTTCTTAATGGCCTTACGTCTTTCTCCCCTTCTGGAGCGGCTTCCCCACCAAGCGCCTCGATGATGCTTCCCTTTACGTCTTTAACAACTTTACTAGATGCTACATCACGAATGGTTTGTGCTGCGGCAGCATCTAATGTGCCAAAATTAATTTCATTAGTATTTCTATCTCCAAGACCAGTTAGCTCTCCAATAATCTTAGATGGATACTCGATAGAAGTTGTTCGAAGGCCACCCATCTTATTGTTAGCCCAAGAAAGAGCATTCCAAGCCATTGGACCTACATCTAAAACAGAAAGCATACCCCTGATCGCGCCTTGACTTAATGTCTCAGCGTAATCAATACCAACACCAGGCATCTTATTAACTTCTGATCCAATGTCATTAAACTCTGGGCTATTGTTATAATTTGGAGACAATCCAGCAGATTGTGAAATTAAAGAATTCATTTTCTCAACTTCAGAAGAAGAAAGTTGATTAAAAGACCTTGATGGTTTTTCTTCGCCTTGGGAGTCTAACCCAGCAGAGCTTCGGACATATTCATTTACATCAACAAACCTTGGGTCAACACCTTCCTGACTACGGCTTATTGCATTAGACAACGAATCTCCAGCCAATGAAGTAAATTCTTCTTCAGTCATTTGGCCTTGATTGGAATTAAAAAGCTGTTGAGCACTAGGGTCGGCTGGTGCTCGGCTAGAGGCCTTGTTAAGCTCTGCGTTAAATTCATCTTCAGTCATTAATATGATTCCAATTGAAGAGATTTGAGAAGTTCATTTACAGGATAATCAGGAACGCTAGCTTCCTTTCTTATTTGTATTAGGTAATTTCGTAAAAACGCTTTAGGATACATCTTACCAGTTTGTTTATTGTAATAATAACCCTTTCCTTTTAATGCAGGGTTAACCTGTGGAAACCAATTTTGCATAGCGTACCCAATACTTCCTTTTATGGATTCGGGGTTGTTAGGATCTCCTGCTAAACTAATACCACCCTTAGACCATTCTGCCGCTAAATCTGTAGCCATTTTCATTTGAGCAACATCAGCAGACCCTGGTGGATAATATTCAGGATCGTCATTTTCAAAAACGCTGTAAGCAGATTTTATTCTAGATAAGGCTTGCGGAATCTTATCTGTAAACATTCCAGATATTGCAGACGCAGGTGTTATGCCAATTGGGATAGCCATTGCTTCTAAAACAAACTTAAGATCACTGTCAGACATGGGTTTTAAAAGAGGGGCAAAAGCCAAACCTTGTTCACTCTTAATTCTATCGTATCGATTCAACGCTGACTGTTGTTCCTCTGACATAAGTATGTCTGCCCCAGGAACACCTTCAACAACCCTTCCTTTGATAGCGCCTTGTACGCTTTGAAAAGCTGGCTCTGTCATTAAAGAAATAGACCTTTGCATAAGACTATTTTCATTATCTAAAAAGCTAACTTGATCAAGAAAAGTTTTATCTATTTTAGTTTCACTACCCCTTTTCCTATCAGAGCTACCAGAGCCACCCACGTTCACTGTAGTAGTTGTTCCGTCAGGGTTTGTTGTTGTTACAGACATTCCAGATGTTTGCACGGCCTTATCCCTAGCCTGCTCTACATACAACAATTCTTCTTTAAGCCTAGCTACTGATGCAGCAATCTCTGGACTATCATTGCCGCTTGCAATTAAATTTTTTCCTGTAGAAACCTGATCTCGTAAATTATTTATTTGTTTATTTAAAACTTCAATATTGCTTGGACCAAAACCTTGGGTTTTGTCTATCTCACCTTGTATCGCCTCTGCTTGAACAAAATTACCCTCATTTATTGCTTTTTGATAGTTCTCTTGCAATCTCTGAACTGGGGTTAAATTTGCTATCCTGTTTTTCTCTATTTGCATGGCTTGATCTTCAACAGCCCTCTCCTCACCAGCAACAGCCCTTCCTTCACTAGCAACAGCTCTTCGCTCGGTATTTATATCCTTCATAAAACCCATCTGGGCAGTAAGGTTATCTCTTTGAGAACCGATTATGTCAAGATTTGATTGAGCCGCACTAGCTCGTTGTGCTTGCTCGGTTGCTCTTATTTTTTGTTGTGCTTGAGAGCCAGTACCAATGGCCGCACCAATGCGACTAGAGAGGCTTGCAGTGCTGTCTGCGCTACCAAGAAGAGATAGTCCAGCCTGTAAAGCAAAACCCTTCTGACCTTCTGTTGGGTTCTTAAATGTATCAGCCCACCCGCGCACTTCACCTTGATCATTAAGAGCACGGTATCCAGGTCTTATTGGCTGACTAACCGCAGCAGATAAAGCATTTCTAGCATCAATCTCTTGATCCTGTAGTTGTTGCTGGCCACCCATTGCTAACCTAAGAGCTTGTAAGTAATCAAATTCTGCCATTTCTATGCAAGGCCTCTAGCTTGAAGTTCTCGTTGTAAAAGTTGTTTTCTCATTTTTTCTTCTTCTGAAAAACCTTCGCTAGAAAACAAAGGCTTTGGAATAAATGTTGGCTCGTCACCAATTCGCTCTGATACAGACGGTGGCCTAGCAACTTGGGGTTGGGTTATTGGTGCTGACTGAATCATTGGTGCTTGTTGTTGCTGTGGTTGACCACCCATCCCAGTAAGCTGCATCATAGCTTGTGTTTTCATTGGGTTTTCTGTAGCGCCCGATGCCATCTGACCAAGACCAGTCTTAACCTGAGATGCTAAAGTTGGTGCTGTTGTTGCTGCTGTGCTTGTGTTTGCCATTCCAGTCAAGGCAGATGGGGCAATACTTTGTTTTGCTCCAGCATTTAATGCAGTTAACGCTTGCGGTGTGAGACTTTGGGCTGGGTTTGCTATCATGCTTGCCGCTGCTTGATTGGCAAGGCTCTGGTTTAAAACGCTAGCACCAGCAGCTTGACCAGCAGCAAGGTTTCCAGCAGCAGTCTGTGCCACGGTTTGTTTAGCAACCTCACCAGCAGCAGCTTGGGTTGCAGCACTGCCAGCAGTTGCGCCACCGCCAGCTAATGCACCACCCATACCACCAGTGAACGCACCTAACAAGCCACCACCAATTGCACCGCGTAATTTGTCGTCAGGATTTGTTGCTGCGCCTATTGCTGCGCCAGCAAGTATTGGAATTAATAATGCTGGGAGTGCCATAGTTAAACCTTTGCTTTAGCCAATGTTGGGTTGTTTTGTTGTCCTGCGGCAATCTGGTTCATGCCAGTGTTGCCACCAGCCATACGCTGGAGAAGACCGGCTTGAATTGGTGCTGCACGATAAGATGGGGCCTGATTGTTGTATGCCTGAAATTGAGCGTCTGCACCCAACCTTCCTTGCTCTAATGCTTTTTGCTGTGTTTCAGCTTCAAGGATTTGATTGGTTAATTTTGTGTAAGCTGGGTTTGCTTTCTTTTTCCTTTTCAGGCCACCAAATTTGCTTTTAGTGATTGTTTTTCTAGTGTTATCCTTCATAGTATTAAGATCTTCAATATAATCCGCATTTGTTGCTGCGTCTGCTTCAAAAGGATTACTAAATGGAGAAAAGTTCTGAACATCTTGGCGAACTGCTGGCCCAATACCAGCAAGCAATGGCCCACTATCCTGCATAACAGCATTACGCTGCCGATCAATACTTGCCTGAATCATAGGAGCTAGCTGTCGATTGATTTCATTACGCTGGCCACTTTCAAATGTTGGCTTTTCAACCTGCCCGTTTTTTAATTTCTTATTAAGGCGATCATCTATGCTTTTCCCGCCAAGTAGTGTTTGTACTGCTCCCGCACCCATAATAATATCCTCTTATTTCGCTAAACCGTAAGCAGTTAACCCAGCACCAACCGCAGTTCCCAAGTTTCGACCAGAACTGCTACCACTACCACCAGATGAGCTGTTTGTTATTTGACCAAGGTTTACGCCGCTAATTCGACTACCAAGTCTATCAAGCGCAGTTTCAGGAGCCTCCTGACCAAACATGAAGCGTTGTCGCTCCGCATTAATGATGGCTTGGTTTCTTGCTTCTTGTTGAGCACCAACCGATGAGGCTGTCTGTGCAGGCTGTAGAAGGCCTTGGTTGACCATGCCCATGTTGCCTATGGCTCGCTGTTGATTAGCCATTAGAGCCTGCATAGCGGAGGCTGTGGTGGCTTCTGCGGCCTGTTGCTCTTGTATTCGCTGCCTATCACCACCAAAAGCGCCCTGTTGTATGGCATTGCTTCCTATGCTAGGAAGTATCTGGCTTTGAAGGTTTGCAATCATCGGATTGATAATGGCTTGGCTTTGAGCTGAATTAGGGTCAAGACCAGCCATAGCTGACTGAAACCCTGCCATCCCTAGTTGCGCTTGAGGGTTAACGGCATCAAGAGCTAATTGCTGAGCCGCAACAGTGTTCTGAGATTGAGCACCTACAGTGTCACCAGGAAAAAAACCTTGAGGGCCTTGCCCAAATTGGTTTTCAGCTAGGCCAAATAGCTGGGTTAATGCCCGTTCCTGCGCTGGAAAAGGCTTAGTCGTTTGTGTTGTATTTGAAGGAGCTGATCCACCGCCACCCATAATTATTCCTCTATCTGTTCGGGGCCATTGCCCACATCGTAACTAAAGACTCTCATGTCAACCCGCCACCCTTGGTCAACAAGAAATTTATCTAAACCATCTATCGCTGTTTTAACACTAATTCGCTCACAACCATAATCTCTGGACTGCTCTAAAAAGAAGTCAAAGTGGCTTGCTATTAGGTTGCCTTTGTACTCTGGCTTACCCCACGCCAACCAGCAAAGAAATGAATTCTCTTTTGTTAAAGTATTTGCTTCTATAGTAAAAACAGCAAAACCTTCTTCTGTCTTGTATAGAATTGCAGATCCATTAACGCAGGCCGCATACACATCTTCAGCCCTATAATCAAACCAATAAAACTGTTGAAGTATTTCGTTGATTCCATCTTTTACCCAATACCACTCATCTCTAATATTTGCTACCACTGGGGTCATTATTTTTTCGCCTGCGTAACTAACCAATTAGAGCCATCACTAAACAATGTTATACCCTCAAAAGAACGATTAAACTCAAAATCAGCAGTTGATCCGTCTATCAAAAAAGCGCCTGGATTCAAAAAAGCTTTATGGTTTGCTGTTATAGACCCGTCAGCAATAAACCTTATTGTTCTATATTTTTGTAAGGTTGGGTTTGGAAGGTCAACTATGTAAGACCCATTACCCCCAGTGTACTTTAATAAAACAAAACCACTAGAAGCTGTGTAGCTAACAGTATCGCCAGCAGACTGATTAATAATAAACGGAGTCTGATCATTACTTGCGAAATGAATCCACCCAAGATCATTATTGACATCTTTATTTAAGTAATCGTACCTATAAAGGCCACGCTCTTTGTGCTCGCTAAACCCTGTAGTAGAGCCATCAGAGTACATAATCATGCCAATTCTAGGGTTAGCCACAGGATCTGCTTGAGGTATAAATGCGTGTAATGTGCTAAGGGCATCAATCCTTTGATTTAAGCGCCTAAGCTCATCCTCAATCGCAGCAGTGTTGTAAGTCTGAGGCAGTAAAGCCATTAGCGAGAACCCTCAAACCTACCCTGCACAACCATGTCTGTAATTGTCCAATCATCGGTTGACTGATCGCTAGATATCTCTAGGTGAATGTATCTGCCAGCAGTCCTTAGATCGTTCTTTTTAAAGCTCTCGTCAACAAAGAAAGAGTCTGACTCATTCCAATAAGGCTCATCATCTATTTCATTTGACCAGCCAACCCTAACTCTAGGTGAACCGGTTCCTTCTTTCCCAACTCTAACAGATGAAACCTCTTTAATTCTGCTTGCATCATTAAGATCGTGAGCTTTGGTTGTTGCAACAACAGATGGATTAGCTAGATCAGATTTATTACCTTCAAAGTAAAAGTTACCCGTATCACCTGATAAACTATTTCTAAACAATCCTCTCTCATGATATGCAGATATCGATGAGTCTCTCATACTCCACTGCTTTGTCTTGTAATTGTAGTAGATTTCTTTTGTGATCGATGATGCGTTTAATGGAACAGCCCAAACAACTTCGTTTTCTTTTGAGTTGTTGTAACCATATATCTGGCCCAATTCACCAGTTGAAACATTATCTCTAAAGAAAGTATTCATACCACTTTCGCGACCAATCATCTGCACACTAGTACCGTCAGTAACAAAGAAACCATCCCTTGTGACACCGTAATTCAGTCGCCCTACAGATATTACAGAATTTGGTGAAACAGCGCCAACACCGTTCTCAAGAGCCGATTGATAGCCAAATATGTTTGGAAGGCCAACATAAGAAACCAAAAACATTTGAGTTTCAGTGTACACAGCTAAGTTGTTGCCAATCTGAGCAACACAGTTAATTGCAGAGTTTGCTTCACGAATTAAAAGACTACCTGCTGTGTTGGTTACATCTGCTGTCCAAGTATCAAGATCATCTGCACTACACCATGCAAAGTTTCTGTCTAAATTTACGCCATTCCTTTCGTAGTTAAAGGCCAGCATATGGGGGCCTTGCTTGTGAAAACATTTTAACTTTGTGAAATTTATATCTGGTATTGTGATTCTAATACCAAAATTGGTAACATTACTATTAACAGTATTAATTGGTCTTGCTGTGTACACANTGCCTGTAGCGTAATAAGGCGTATTAGGATTTGCTGGATTAACAACGCTGCCCCAATTATTAACTTTTATCTTTGTTGGTCTATTTGTATATGACTGAAATGTTCCAATTTCAGTAACAGTGAAAGTAAGACTAAGTGCCGTTTGAGATGCTGTAGGATCTATAAATCCCGTGTCACCAACCGACCAGTTTTCTCCAAGCTGACTTGGAATGTTAATGACAATATCAGCGCCAGATATATTATCTTTAAAGAATGTATTAAAAGTTGTGCCATTTTTCTTGATAACCGGCTTAGATGAGCCATATGCACCAACAACCCAGTTACCAAATGTCTCAAAATCCCACTGGTCAGCCTCATTAATACCCTCATCCCAAACGGTTAATACATTTTCGCCACTAACATTATCAAGCCATGTTGTGGTCACAGCATTGACACCAGGGTTATCAATCCACTGAGTACCAGACGAGGTAGCAAATAAAGAGTAATTAAATCCAACTATGTCAGAACTATTTGTTTTTAAACTATAAGAATATATTTGATTCAAATCACCAAAATATGCAAACTTATCATCATTCTCGATTACAGATGTTATTCCCCTAATTGGAGTTCTTACACCTGGAGGTATTGCATCACCAATTGCAAAAACACCAGCAGAGCTTATGTCGAATTGAGTTGTCCCTCCAGCCGGAGAAGTAGGAGTTCCAAGCCACATGGGGGGGTCAAGTGGATCTGGTCTATCAAAGCCTGTTTGATTACCACTATTATCAAAAGATCCAGTTATAGAATAAAAAACAAAAGCACTTTGTCCAGCAGGAACTGATCCAGAATAAACGGCATAAACAATAGTCTGGACACCATTTATCTCATATCTATCCCTCATGTCTTGAGTCCAGGTTCCTCCGTTTGGCAAAATAGTACCAGCATTAGGAGAAGGATTTGGAACGCCAGTAATATTAATTTGGTCGCCAGCTTGAAAATTCTTTACGCCATTAAAAAATATCTTGTGTTGGATTTGAAGAACTGATGGAGGTGGTTGATATAATTGGGCAGAAAATGTTGATTCAATTTTAACAACATCGTTTATTAAATCTGCACCGCCCTCAACTTCTGTAGTGTATACAAGTTGCCGACCAGCCTTCCTCTTCATGCCAAATTCATTGTACTGGACACCATTGACCGTTTCCCAGAAAGGAATTGATCGATCAAAACGCTCAGGATAGACACCAGTTTTTATAAGTTCTGATAGGTCTATCTTAAAGCCTTTGTCTTTGTCTGTCTCAAATGGCATTTTCTATATATTCCTTAAAGAATATTTTTTAATTAACTTGTAGTGTCTCTTCCTAGAAACCTAACATCGTATTGATTTTGATAAACAAAACCAAGAAGAAGGCCGTTTCCAGTAGTTTGATATGTCTGTATGTAAGTATTTGTTGTGCCTATCTGATCATTAAGCTGCCTTGAATTTAGATTAGACATAGCTATTGTTTTGGTTTCTGTTGTAGGGCCAGATCCAGTGTTAAACGTGCCGGTAATTCTTATTTGATTAAACTGCTGACTTGCTTTGTTAACATCTAGCGGACCAATTGTTTTTAATTGTATTCTAAAGCCTCTATCAATACCTGGAAGTGGAATATTTCCAGGGTCAGTTTCTTTATCTACAAGCTCAAGAATTTGGCTTACCGCTGGAACACCAGTTCCTGATGTTGTTAAATTTTCATTTGGGTTTGGACTAAATGACCCTATTGGAGTTCCAGTGCTTGGATTATAATAAAACCCTTGCCTAAAAATTCCTCCTGGTAAGCTTTGACCGTTATTTGAAATCATTGTTGATGAGGGGCTGAAAATCTCAGCACCGTTAAAAAACGCAGTATCAATAACAGTCCCGTTAAAGACAATGCTGTCTACAGTTGTTCCGTTAAATACAGTAGGCATTATTTATGGACCTGCATTAGTGCCGTTGGCAGTCAGATACAAAGTGCTGCCAACGAGCCTAGCTTTTAATGTGCCGCCATATTCTCCATTACTTACTGCGTAATTATCTCTGCGAATAGCATCAGTTTCATTTGTTAAGCCTGCGCCTGCAACCTCAAAAGCCACATTGCTACCACCAGCAGGAGCGTATACGCTGCCATCAAATGATGCTACGTTCAAACAAACCCATTTATCTATTACTGAAGAATAGACAAAATCATAAATACCATTAGCAGCAAGATCACCAGGTTGTAATGCACCACCACTATTTGTAACAATATTTTTTGTTGCTGTTGTGTTTACGTTCAATGTCGGTGCAGTGCTAGTGCTAGAAGCGTTTATCTTTATTAAAACTCTAGCGCCATCAACTAATGAAAATGCAGACTCTCCAGATGGAAAAGATGCAGTATAAGCAGTACCGCCACCGTTTGATGTTTGAAAGTCAAAAGAAGACCTAAGAAGCTTATCAATATCTTTTGCCGCTTCTAGAAAATTAGTTCTAACTGATGATGTAGTAGCTGTACCCTGTGCAGGTAGGGTTGGATTTATATTAGATGTCATTAGACTAACGGACCTCCATTAGTGGATATACTATGGTCTGTGATGCGGGATCGACCAGCACCTCCAGTTCCTTTTCTGTTTTGATCTTCAATTCCGTCATAAAATTTAGCTCTAAACATTTGCGCTCTAACATCATCCTTTAAATATGTGCAACCAAACATTAAAGCACCCATTAACAACACCTCTGGCATTGCAATAGCATCGGTTACACCTTGATAGTTTTCTAGGTTTGGGCTGTCACCAGATTGATACTGGATGGTAAATACTTCTCCGGCAGAAGGGTTTGAACCAATGTATATCTTGTCATCAGTTGAGCTATAGACAGATGCAATTCCTCCGCCAGTAATATGACCCCTGTAAGATTCAAATGTTAATGGTTGAAGAACCCGTCCTTTAGAATCAGTTACAGATATAACGCTAAGGCTTTTTGAAGGGATGGTGAAATAACCATTTGTAACATCTGCTGCTAATACTGTGTATTCTTGAACTTTATTCAAAAATGGAATTGTCAGTTTTCGCTGCATTTCTTCAGAAGCAAGATTTACAAAATCTTCAATCTGAGCAGATAGGTCAGAACGGTTTAACCAATCAGCCGTAGACGCTCTTATATCGGATAGGGTGCTTAGAGCCATTACAGCCTCGCTGTTGTGGTTTTCATGTAAGGGTAATGCGTTTCAATTAATTTAAACAGGTATTTGTAATCTACATTATCACCAAGTAAATCAACACCGTGTTCTCTTTTAATTCGCATAACATCAGTCATAGATAAATCTAAAACTTGATGGTAATTTTGCTTTGGATCGTACTTCATCCAAGAGCTAGTGGAGTTTCTTTTGTTTTTGTTATCATCCATTAACTGTGTTATGTCTTGAGTAAAGGTCTGGTGCATTCCACCATCACTGGTAAAATGTGTTTCCTCTTGGACACCATTGCTAAAATCTTTTTCAACAAATGACTTCATTATTTCTTTTTCGCTGTTTTTGCTGCCTTTTTAAACGCTTTAGCTGTAGGTGCTCCTTTAGAACCAGGCTTTCTCATTTTCTCGCCACTTCCTTCTGCTATTCGTTTCTTTTTAGCGTGGATGTTTGCGTATAAACCTTTCTTAGTCGTCACTACTTCTTGCCTTTTTTGTAAGGTTTAGATTGTTTAGGTTTGCTTGCCTTTGATGGGCGACCTACTTTTGAACCGTATGTACCTTTACCTGATGGCATAATAAACTCCTAATAAAAATAAAGGTAAGGGGAGCGTGAACTCCCCCACCAAACTTACTTAAACACTATGTAATGTTGTAGTAAGCACCGTTAGCTTCTTCAGAACGACACTCAAGAGTGTAATAACACTCAAGTAGTTTTTGTTCGGCTGAAGTTGAAGTAGAAAGATCAGTGGTATGAATCTTCTTACCACCAGCAAATGCTAGACCCCAAGTGCTAAAGTCAAGAACATACAAAGTGTTGGCAGGCATATGCTTGTTAGGAACAACAGCAATAGGGCCAAACTGAGAAACGTAAACAGCTACGCGAGAGATAATGTTACCACCGCTAGTAGAGTTACCGTTTAAGTTGGTGTCAACATTGTCAGCCATGCCGCTTAAGGCGCGAAATGAAGAAACAGTGCCAGCAGTTGCCATGATCTTTGCGCTATTAATATCGCCAGAGTTATTCCAAACACCATCAAGCAAATTATCCATTCTAGTTTGGTTAATGATGTTTGTTGGAGTGCCGCCAGAACCAATTACGGGAACAGTAGTTCCATCTGAAAGAGTGTTTAAAGAAGCGTTAGTTGCAGCATTTAATTCTTGGTTAGAAAGAATCCAAGAGCCAACAGCCGCAGAAACGCCTGGATCACCTGAAGTGCCTTGACGCTTAGTAGCAGCAGGAGTTCCGCCTGTGTTAGGAGTTAAGCCATAAGCCTGCAATGTTTGTTTTTCAACATCCATTTGAAGCTCTTTGCCTTTCTTCATTAGCTGATAAGCCATTTCACGACCAGGAACACCTGCACGATCCATGAATTCAGCTTTCTTTGTCACAACAACTGAGCTATCAGCGATCTGAACGAAGTTACCTTTACGAGTACGAGTTGTACCTGCAACAGCAGCTTGTGGTATTCCCGCTTCGACTACTGCGTTGTCAGAGACAGCAACAGCTAAAGTGTCAGTCAACCATTCGTGAGTATCAGCAGTTACGCGAGCTTGAGGAATTCCAGAAGTAAATGGAGTCTGAAAAGGAGTTACGTTAAAGATTACGTTACCTAAATCTTCACGAATGTTTTTTGCACCATCTAATACTGGTACTGAAGTTGATGTAATTGTAGCCATGATATTTTACCTATTTAAAAGAATCGAGAATTAAATCTACGGCAGCTTGTTGACTAAATGAGCCATCTGGATTAGTGGCATTCTTTAGTTTTTTGGAGTTTGCCGCAGCCTGTTTTTCCGCTCGACTTGATGACACACCTTTTCGTAAAACAGTTTTTGATGCCTTTTTCT